GTCAAAGGTATGCTAAGACTTTTAAAAAGCACACCTACAATTGGAATCGCAAATACGTTTCATCAGATTGACAAGATCATTGATGAACTAGACAACATTCAATTATAAAAAATTTATTATATTTATAAAAACAATAGAAAAAATGCAAAAAATATTTCAACACATCGGTTACCATTTAGATTTATACTGCAAACACACATCAAAATACCAAGGTAGTGTTACAATAGATAATCCAGATACAGATAGAGTTTTGGGTTACCACGGTAGAAAACTTGAAACAATAAATGCTACAGGTCGCAAAGGCACAAAGACTATCACTTTCAATCACGACTACATTACAGAACTTGTTCCATTATGCGGTAGAATAGTAGGCGATAGATTCGCTACACTTCAACAAGCTAGAATGCGAGAAGTTGCTATACAGGGAAAATAATGGTGCAAATACCATTCACCCTACAAGACTATCAATTTTGTGCATCATTAGCAGATAAAAGAAGTTCCTCAATGGGACATCAAGACACTAAAAATAGTATCACAATGACGCATAGTTCACAGAAACGACATTACATTGGTGTTATTGGTGAATTGGCTTATTCAAAATTTTCAGGACTACCTGTTGATGTTATAACCATTGGCAGGGGGGATGATGGTAACGACTTCCAAAACGGAGTAAATGTAAAATGCACGGATAGAAAATCTAAACCTGATCTTTTATTTTTAAAAAAACAATTTGAAAGGAAAATATCTAATTATTATGTTCTTTCTTGGATTCACGAATCTAATGTGTATTTGGTNGGTTGGGCNAAAAGACTAGAAATTGAATCTCAACACACTGTTACAGATTTNGGTTACGGAGAAACTCTAGTATTTAAAAATGATTTATTATATCCAATGCACACTTTTGAAGAAGAAATTGGTTAATTTATTGTAATATTTTTTTAGTTATTGTTTTTAGGAAAATTGGGTATCTTTACAGGTACCCTTTTTTTTTGCACAAATATTAAATACATACGTTATATTATTATGGAACTTAAAGTACAGATACCAGATCAATTAAGCGAGATTACAATTACTCAATATTCTGCATACTTAAATATCATAGAGCAGTTTGAGAAAATGAAAGAACAGAATAAAAATTCAGATGTCTTTTATTTATTAAAAACACTAGAAATATTTACAGGTATAAATTACCAAGACGGAATGAAGTTGAGGTTGACTGATGTTAAAAAGATAATTTTAAAAATAGAAAAACTATTATCTGAAAAGCCTGAATTGATTAGATCATTTAAACTAGGCGATACAACATTTGGATTCATTCCAAAGTTAGACGATATGACATTCGGAGAATATGTAGACCTAGACACAAACATTTCTAATTGGGATAATATGCACAAAGCAATGGCTGTGTTATATAGACCTATTAAACTAAAGAAAAAAGGATTATACCTTATTGAAGATTACAAGGGCGATGCCTATCACGAAGCAATGAAACTGATGCCTTTAGATGTTGCCTTTAGTTCGCTGATTTTTTTTTATCATTTAGGGATGGACTTGTCGATAGGTATGACGAAATTTTTGGAGAAAGCGAAAGCGAAACCAGAGTTGACGGAATCTCAAATTTTTCTAGAAAATGGGGATGGCATCAATCAATCTATTCTCTCGCTAAAGGGGATGTTACAAGATATGAAGCTATAAGTAAAATGAATATAAACACCTGCTTTTTGCATTTGTGTTTTGAAAAAGAAAAAACAGATTTGGAAAATCAACAGATTAAAAAAAGTTTTAAACGATGAACGAAGGCGCAACAGCTTTTTATAGAGTTACACAAACTATCAAGGATGAACTGATTAGCAATCCACACGTTAATACAGTTACCTATGGGGATATTACCAAAATAGATTTAAGTAAGCAAACAATATTTCCGTTGTCGCACGTGATGGTAAATACTGTAACACAAGTTGAAAGGATTTTAAATTTTAACATTACTGTTTTTACAATGGATGTTGTGGATTTTTCAAAAGATGCTACAACAGATATTTTTTTAGACAACAGCAATGAACAAGATGTTTTAAATACGCAACTGTTTGTGTCTAATAGAATGGTTGAAAAATTAAGGTCTGGAACTTTATACCTAAACAAATACCAATTAGATGGCAACGCAAGTTGTGAGCCTTTTGTAGATAGATTTGAAAATGAAATAGCAGGGTGGGCAACTACTTTTTCGATATTAGTGCAAAATGATGTAGACAATGAAATATGATAATTTAAAACTAGCACTAGAAAAGTATCGTGACCTTGTAATTGAGGAATCTAAAAACAACCTATCTAGAGCAAAGAAAAAAAATAGTGGGGGGTTATATGATAAAATTAAAGGAACGTCCGTTAGAGTGTCTAAAAACAGCTTAGAATTTAATATAGAGATGCCTTTCTACGGAACATTTGTGGACAAGGGTGTATCCGGTACAATTACAAAATATAATACGCCATATAAATACACAAATAAAAAACCACCTGCATTGATAGATTGGGTTACAAAAAAACGATTTCAGTTTCAAGATAAAAAAGGTAGATTTTTAAGTTACAAAAGCACAGCATTTGCAGTTCGTGAAGGAATATATAAATATGGTATTAAGCCGAGTTTGTTTTTTACAAAACCATTTGAGAAATATTTTAAAAATATACCACAAGAAATCACAGATGCATTTGGACTAGACGTAAGCAATTTTATGTCGTTTCTTATAAAACAAAATTTCAGAACTAATGACTAAAATAAATGCACGTTCGCCATTTTTCGCATCGTTTAGCACACCGACAAAACCATCACCTGCATTTACTTGTGATATTGCAAATGGCACAGGATTAAGTATAAGCCAAGAAGGTGTTATTACAGAACCACAATTTGAACAAGGCATATTAGATTCTTTCACAAGCACTGATTCAGGATTTGCTAATTCAAAATATGCAACTGTAACTACTGACACAACAAGAACATTAGTTTTTAGAATAGCAATACCATCTGGTTTTAGTAATTCTAGCGATGGCTTTTTTAATTGCACACTAACAGCAACACAACCTAAAAGGGTAACAAGTGGTACTACACCTAGTTGTTCAGGCGGTCCAACTGTAAATGGAAGTGTACCTACACAAACATTAGCATCAGGTGGCAATACTGTAACTGTGAATCTAGCATCTTTTTTTAATCAAGGCAGTTCAGCAATCACAGGATTTACGATTAATAATTATCACACAAATTTTATGCAAGCGTCAATAGTTAGTTCTACATTAACAATTACGTCTGCTAGTTTAGGTGGATCAAAAGTATTGTATGTATCTGCTTTTGATAATGATGTAAATACTTGCCGACCAACACAAGCGATTACAGTCACAATTAGTGTTTCATCTGCTTTTACTTGCACCGATGCAGGGTTAAGTGGTGGTGAAATATCACAAGCAGGTGCAATTACAAATCCTGTTGTGGTGGGAACAATAACAGCTATAAAAGAAACATCAGGCGGCAGTTCTGTAACATCAGTAGCAGAAAACACACAATCGACAGGCGTAAATAAAACTTTGTTTTTTGATATCACAGTGCCTAGTGGTTATTCAAATACAGGTGCTACAATAGAATGTTCCAAAACATTTGTACAGGCAGGAACAGGATTATTAGCATTAACTTGTGATGATTTAACATTAACCGAACAAGGCGTTTATACCGATGGTTCTATAAAATTTGGCAAAACAAATATTGGAACACTAACAGATTTTAGTCCGAAAAGTTTTGCGTCTGTGGACGTTGATACAAATAGAACACTTACATTAACCATCAATGCGCCTAGTGGATATTCTAATTCAGGCTCTGACATTACCTGTACCAAAGTAGTAACACAACCTGCTAATATTCCTGTTTGTGGCAGTCAAACATATTTCTTAGCACTTGATTTTGTTGCTACAGTAGAAAGTGACTTTTGTCAATCTGGTTTTAGATTAAGGGCAAACAGGGCTGTATTAAGCACAGCAAGTGATATTACGGATGCCTATGGTCACACAGTTTGTAGTGCTGCGGGAACACCATTTGCAGGTGATAGCAATTTTTACAGGGTAGATACGTATTTAAATAATACAAGTTTAAGCACAAGCAGTGGACCATTTTATATTTGGCAAATAAGCAATAGTGGAGTAATTGAAGATGTTTGGTTTTGGGATTGTGCTAGTGGTGGAGATGGTCAAGGATTTCAAACTTAATTAATATGGCAACTTTAAAAACAGCAAATTTAGAAATATATATTTATACAGGAACTTCTGGAAGTTACAGCGATTCTGATTTGAAATATACTTTACAAAAAGAAATAATTTCAGGCGAAACTAAAATTGTATTTGAGTTTGCAGAATTAGTTAGGGATTATTTGACAATGACTTTCAATAATGATTATACTTCCATAACTGTTTGGGTTACAACTATTGCAACCTTGGTAGATGATACAGGCGTTACGTTTACTTATGGCAATCCTGTAACTAGCACATATCTAGCACTTGACGGATATGGTTATTATGAAGAAGAAATAAACCCACAAGGTTCTACAAATGCCTTGATCACTACAGACACAATTTATATACCAGAAGGAACTGC